TGGCAACCGGCCAGATCGGAGTGCAAGCGCACTGGTCAGGGCACCCGGGTGGATGCCCTGCACCGCTGTGCTTACGCGGTTAACAAGTCCAAAGCGCGGGACTTGAGGTCAGCGCCTGCGCCCCACTGGGATGCAACGAAGCGGTTCTCATCGCTACGAGCGCGGACGTGGTGGTCAGCATATTCGGTGACCGCGTTGAGGAAGCCCCAACGTGTACCGAAGACACCGTCCATGGTGGAGCCCATACCGCCGCCGTTGAAAAGGTCCAGGACCTTCTTAAAACCGGCAGTCTCACGGACCTTGTCACCGCCACCGAAGAGCGTGACGGCCATGTCGCCAGCCTGCTCTTCGTGCATGTCGACGTTGGCCAGGCTTGTCACTGTGTGACGGAAGGCATCCCAGGCAGCAGTGTTCAGGCCCATGAATTCTTTGATCGATTCAGGGTTGAACACTGAGCGGTGAGTCACCTTGAATGACGCGGGAGCGTCAGCCATGGCAATCTGCAAAGTGTTCTTGCAGACGGTGCGAACAGTGGTACGACGCACCTCAGTGGACAACGATCCGTCAGCCGAGGTGCTGATCAGGATGTAGCCACCGATCTTGTCGGCCAGTGAAGCGGGAGAGGCTTCGCCAATCTTGGCCGTAGCCCAGAAACGCTTGCCACCGTAGATCGTGCCAGCAGCTGACAACTCCAGGCCACCGGCCTTGGCAATGTCGCGGAAGAACTCGATCACTTCACCAGGCTGCACGACCTGGTATTTGCGGGACACGACACCCAGGGGTGCTTTCGTGTCGGAGCGGAACAGAACGTGCTGGTCCGGCAACTCGACTTGGCCACCACCGAATTCGGTGTTGAAACGGACGATGCCGCGTTTGATTTTCCAGTCCATGCCAGCGGCCTCGCGCCAAGCATCGAGGCTGGTGCCGTCGGCGAGTGCTTGGCCAAGGCCGTGCCAGGGTGTTCCGTCCGAAGCCAAGTAGGCAAATTCGACGCGGCCATTAGCGCGGGTTGTGAGTTCGTGAGACATGATTCATTTCCTTTACAAAAAACCAAGCAGTTGCGGTCGCCTGGATACACCGCCAATGGCCAGCACGCTGAGCATTGGAAGGGCCGAAGCCCTGGGGGTTAGGAGTTCAACCACTCCTCAAAGGTTTTGATTGGCCAGCCAAGGTCCCTGGCACAGGCCACGTAGATTTGATAACGCGATTGCAGGCTTTCCATATTTACTCCTTGAAGTTAAGTTCCGTAAGTAGCCCAGTCGGGCATGACCATCAACCACTGAGTGGCTGACCAGGGCAGTGACTCCCTTGTCCGTTCGTTGTTGGCGTATGCAACCAGTGCAGCCCGGTCCGACCGAAGCCGTTCGAGCGTGGCAGTTACATGCGCATCAGGCCGGTACGACTCGAACATCGCAATGTTCATGTCGATCTTGGCGAGTGCTTGTTCCATGCTGATCTCCAAAGTACCAAGCAGTCACGGTCGCCTGGTTACACCGCCGGAAGGCAGCACGCTGCCCTCTGGTCCATCCTTCGCACTCGTCAGTCTTGGGGACTGGTTCTTAGCGGTCTGGCCTTTAGGTTCCCTGGTCGGTACTGCTTGATCGGCTGGTTCCCTTTTTGTATCCCCCTGGTCCTTCGGGGCTGGGTCGTTACCGACCACGAATTAAATGTAGCACACTGACAGTTACTGTCAAGTAAATATTAAGTTTAGGCAAAAATACAACAAAAATAGTTTTGCCGGCGTTGTTTTTACGCAACAAGAATTTTGATTTTTTGGTGGTTTTCAGGCACTTGACCCGGTTTGCCTGCTGATCTACACTCTTCGGGGGACCGTGCGTCCTTATAGATCGTCAACAAGCCGCCTCTCAGGCGGCTTTTTTCATTGGGAAAATCATGCAACAAATCACAATCACCGTCGGCGACGACGGCAACATCACTGTCGAAACAAGCGAAGGTGGGGAGCCGTACCAATGTCAAAGCACCGATGAGTGCTTGCAGTACGTCGGCATGATCCTCAAGGAAGAATCGGGCGAAAGCCCACAAGAGCAATCCACTGAAGGGCCGGAGAACTACGGCAAGATGTGGGAGCAAGAGGCCCAAAAGCGTCAACCCCAACCTGGCCTCATGGCCTAATTCAAGGAGCTATCCATGCAAAGCTATTCCAACCCAGCATCACGTAACACCATGCGCGCCGCAGGCGATCCGATGAAAACCGGTGCAGCTATCGGCGGTGGCGGCAATCAGACACAAGGCGCTGGCACATTGCCCAGCAAAGTGTCCGTGCCCCTGCCTGGCACTGATAAAACCCAATCCGCATACAAAGGCGGCACGGCCAAAGCGCCCATGGGTTTTAACAACGGCCTGATCGCTGGAAAAATCTAATGCCCAGCAAATCCGCTGCCCAGGCCAGGATGATGGCCGCTGCTGCGCATAACCCCGCCTTCGCTAAGAAGGTGGGCGTTCCTGTGTCTGTGGCTGCGGAATACAACAAGGCTGACAAAGGCACCGGCATCATTCGCAAAGCCATGCAACCGAAGAAACCATGAAGCCCGGTCTGTACGCCAACATCCACGCCAAGCAAGAACGCATTGCAGCTGGCAGTGGGGAGCACATGCGCAAGCCGGGCACCAAGGGTGCGCCGACCGCAGAGGCTTTCCGCGAATCAGCGAAGACGGCCAAGCCCGGCATCATTCGCAAGGCGATGAAGCAATGAAGACACCAGCCTGGCAACGATCCGAAGGAAAGAACCCCGAGGGCGGTCTCAATGCAAAGGGCCGCGCAAGCGCCAAGGCTGAGGGCATGAACCTCAAGGCTCCGGTGAAGTCCGGCGACAACCCACGTCGCGCGAGCTTCCTGGCCAGGATGGGCAACATGCCCGGCCCTGAGCGCAAAGACGGCGAGCCTACCCGGCTGCTGTTGAGCTTGAATGCCTGGGGTGCATCATCCAAGGCAGACGCCAGGGCCAAGGCCCACGCGATCAGCGCGCGAAACAAGCCCGGCATTATTCGCAAAGCGATGAAAGACTGATATGGCCAAAGCTGGACCAAACAAACGCAATCTGGCCGAGTTGGCCGGTGCGCCGCCCAAGCTGGCAACCACCGACGACCTGGCCGCACCGATGGCGGCCAAGACTGGGCGCTTGCACGCGCAACAGCGCAGCAGCAAGAAGCCTATGGGGATCAACCTCAAAGCCGTGGCCGAGGCCCTGCGCGAGGCTGGCATGGACCCGGCAGTCGAGATGATCAACATCTTGCAACGCCAGGTGCCAGTGCGTGATGCAAATGGCAAACCGCGCATTGATCCTGAAACCAAAAAGCCAATGATGGTTGATGCCATCGACGCAGACACCAAGCTGCGCGTGCTCAACGAGATGCTGCAATACACGCAGCCAAAGCTCAAGTCTGTCGAGATGAAAGTCTCCGGCAACCTGGAGCTCACGACTGAGCAGCTCGACGATCGATTGGCCATGTTCTTGTCAAGGGCTGCACGCAAATGAAGATTGACGACCTCGACCTCTCTAAACTTGATCTGTCACTGCTCAATCACGCAGAGAAGCTCGAAGTCTATGAGCTGCTGAGGATCAAAGACATTCGCGCCAAGCGCAACCGCTTGGCCACCTACAAGCCATACGCCAAGCAGGTGGATTTCCACACAGCTGGCGCATCATTCCGTGAGCGTTTGTTCATGGCCGGTAACCAGCTTGGCAAGACATGGGCCGGTGCATTCGAGACCGCAATGCACCTGACTGGCCGTTACCCTGCCTGGTGGAAGGGCACCCGGTTCCCTTACGCGATCCGCGCAATGGTTGGGTCCGAATCAGCTGAACTGACACGCAAAGGCGTGCAGCGTTTGCTGCTTGGCCCGCCTGAAGTGCGTGACGAATGGGGCACTGGATCAATTCCGCATGAGTGCATCCGCGACACCAGCATGAAGCAAGGCGTGCCGGACGCAGTGTCCAGCATCGTCGTGCGTCACGACTGTGGCGAGGATTCGGTCATTCAGTTCAACTCATACGACCAGGGCCGCACCAAGTGGCAGGCCGACACGGTTAACTGGGTATGGTTCGACGAGGAGCCACCACTAGGGGTTTACTCTGAGGGCCTGACCCGCACGCAAGCTGTTGGCGGTCAGGTGTGCGTGACCTTCACGCCTTTGCTGGGCATGTCCGACGTGGTCAAGCGTTACCTGGTAGATAAGCCCGCAGGCACCAACGTCACCAACATGACGATCCATGATGCCGAGCACTACACAGACGAACAGCGCGAATCCATCATTGCCGCATACCCTGAGCACGAACGCGAAGCACGGGCAAAGGGCATTCCTATTCTGGGCAGCGGGCGCATCTTCCCGGTTGCCGAAGAGGCAATCAAGGTAAGACCGTTCCCGGTCCCCGCGCACTGGCCGCGCATCATGGGTATCGACTTCGGTGTTGACCACCCAACCGCAGCCGCCTGGATGGCGTGGGACCGAGACAGCGACACGATCTACGTCACGGACTGCTACCGCAAGAGCGAGCCTGGCATTGCCGGGCACGCCATGGCCGTTCGGGCCAGGGGCGAGTGGGTGCCAGTTGCTTGGCCGCATGACGGCTTGCAACGTGACAAGGGCGGCTCCGGCGAACAGCTGGCCAAGCAGTACCGCGACCAGGGATTGAACCTGTTGAAGGACCGAGCTACATTCGAGGATGGCAGCAACGGCGTGGAGGCCGGACTGTCTGAGATGCTGACACGCATGCAGACCATGCGCCTTCGTGTGTTCTCACACCTGGAAGATTGGTTCGAGGAGTTCCGCCTGTATCACCGCAAAGACGGCCTGGTCGTCAAGCAGGCCGATGATTTGCTGTCAGCCACACGTTATGCCGTCATGATGCGCCGGTTCGCCAAGACTCAGGAAGAAGCCGAAGTCCGCATTCGTGGCAACAAGATTCCCAACATCACGCCGTTTGGCGTATTCGACCCTGTGACTGGATACTGACATGCAACAACCTTACAACATGATGCAGCCGCAGCAAAAAGACATGCCGCCTGCACAAGCCAACGTGGCCGCGATGAGTCAGACTGCTGCACGCAACGCAGCCATGCAAGGTGCCAAGTCTCAGAACGCACCAGCAATGGCGTCAGGCCGCGAGGTCATGCAGCGGCCACCCACATTGCAGCCGGTCCAAGGTGGCCTGGTCGATGGTCAAGCAACCAAGACCGGGGTTAACCCTGAGAACCGCAACATCAAACAAACCATGGGCACGGGCATCATCGCTGCCCAGATGAACCGCCCAGCCTGATAGGACCAACACATGCAACCCCAACAAATCGATGTAGAAGTGGACGTTGTCGATCCCCAGATGGAGATGGAGCGCACGCAGGAACGCTTGCAAGCGTTTGGCCAATCGCTTTCTTCGCAGCGCGACGACTGGGTTCGTGCCCGCTACAGCTATGGGGTCGACAAGCGTTGGCTTGAAGACGAGGACCAATACAACGCCAAGGACAACGTCAACAAGGCAGCCAGCCAGATGATGACCAGCGTTGAGCAGGGCGACCCAGTCACCAAACAAAAAGCCAAACCTCATCGCCCGACCCTATACATTGGCTTGACCAGACAGAAAACCAATGCAGCCGAGGCGCGCATCTCCGACATTCTGCTGCCCACCGACGATCGCAACTGGGGCATCAAGCCCACACCGAAACCCAAGCTCATGGCCATGAGCCGCGACACCCAGATGGCTGGCGACAAAGAGACTGGCCAGCCACTGACTCATCCAGAGACTGGCCAACCCTTGGCCATGCG